TACCTGATCCTTGTGGTATAATTTTATTTACTTCAATCGTGCTCATAAAATAAATAAATTTCCTGTTACGGACAACGTACCTGTAATAGATACAGGTCCAGCTAAAACGCCAGAGTCCATTGTTTGTGTATCACTGATAGTAGAATTATGTGTCGTTACATATGCTGTAGGATCCATGACAGGGGATGGCGCCCTCTTAGCTGGATATGTACAAAATACATCTTTTGCACCTGCAGAAAAATCTACTTTATTATCACTATTCGTGCTCTCTAAAACGGTGTCTCTAGATAATGTATCAGTAGCTGCATCTGTAACAGTGCCTATTCCTATTTCATATTCCGTGCTACCTGATTGCATCGTAATGCAATAATACGTTGTATTAGTTGTACCGATACCAGCGACAAAAGTTTGAAAACCTGTGCTTGCTCCTGCAAGGTTCACGGTTCCCGTTCCTGTTGTTGTCGTGGTTTCCTTAACACGATCATTGATAATCAATGCCATGCTGAACCCCTACGATAGTCTTAGTATCGCTGTACTTGTACCTGGTGCTGGAAACTGAATAGTAAACGTGCCGTTAGTTGCTGTAAAATCAGAACCAAAAGCTAAAATACATACTGCGTTTGTTGTTCCACTTCCACTATTTGTTGTAGTGTTGTAGATCATCGCTCCATTTGCTGTAAAGCTAGCAGAAGTCCATTGAGGATCATTTGAAAAATCAACAAATGCTGTTGATGCTGCTGAACCTCCTGTAACAGACTGACCTGTTAAAGTTTCTCCGCCTGCTGAATAAGCCGAACCAGATGTATTTGTTATTTCGTTACTTGTCGAATAAGCAGTAGTTGTTGCTCCTAAACTTGCGCTTGATGTAAACAACGCAATTTTAAAAGTATGCCCGCCATTCGCAAAATTATGTTTCCCTTCTAAAAGCTCTGCTTTAAAAGAGTTGCACACTGCTTGTGATATAGCCATTTTTATCTCCTATGGGTTTTGAGAAGGCAAAGGTAAACGAACAACACCGTCTTGGTATTCGTCTCTCCTTCTTCTTCCTTGTTGTTCAATTTGCAAGCCTTGTACTGCTTGTTGGTAGCTTTTGTCATATTGGGCAAGCAAGTCATAGGGTCCTTTGAGGTATTTAAACGCCTCTACTAAACAACCATATAACAAAACTTGAGGTGCATTTTGACTAACCCATGTTGTGGTGTTAGTCGTAGAAAGCCCTGTTTCGTTACGATTTAAAGCTAATTCTATCTTATATGCTGAATTGGGAGTTGGGGCAAGGTATATTGTATTTTGATCCCACATAGCGTAGTATCTTGGTTTACCTTGAGAAGTTCTATTAGGCCAGTATTCAGTCATATAACTAATATCTTTTTGTAATAAATAAGTTCTTTCATTAGCATCTGTTCCTGCAGTTGGATAAATAGCAGCTGTTCTAACAAAAGACATTGTTGTTGGAGTAGCTCCAGGTAGTGTAACAAATTCATTACCTTGTGTCAGTGATGTAAATTGATATGCTCTAAAAACATCAAGATCTACTTCTCTAAATATACGTAGCTCTGCTTGACTTATTAAATCATTAACTATTGTTGTGGTTAAAACATCACTAGATGTTTCTGTATAACTTCTTATTTGATCTACTAATTCTGCATATGTTGTCATGATATTATTACCGTAGCTGTTCCTAATTGTGTATTTATTATAGTATCTTTATTAGCTTGAGAACTGCCATCTAAAGGTTGCATTGTTCTTACTTGTACTGTTTCTAAAGCACCTGGTGCAGGAATAGGATTAAATTGTTGTATGGTTTGCATAACTGTTTGAAATCCATTAGCACCTATTGCAGGAGAAACACCATTAGATCCACCTTGACTCATAGTAGTTGAAGTAGGTTCATCGTTTATGTAAATACCACCAAGAGGTATAGTAACACTAATTACTTGAGGTTTTGCATGTCGTAAAGACTGAGCATCAGTTGGATGATTTGTTGGATTTAGTAAAGGTGATTTAGATTCAAATTCTGATTGATGTACCCACGCACCTGTCCATTCTTGTACCATTTCATTGTAAGGATATGCTTGTCCATCACGGTCAGATATTCTTAACGCAAATTTTCCTGATGAATAACGTCCCATTAATAAGATCCTCCTACTAGACCTACTTTAGGAACAAAACGAGAGCTAACATTTTCTCTGTTTGTATCAGCTGCTCTTTTAAACTCTTCTTCATATACTTGTTTTAGTATTGTAATTCTATCAGGAGCGTATTTCATAGCTATGTAATAGGCAAGCCCTGCAGTTAAACAAGGTAAAAATGAAAAAGGTATTTCATTGTTATTTGTATAAGCTCCAGAATCTTTCATTCTTAACATAGCATAATATACCACTGTATAAGCTGCATCTGCTGCTGGATATAAATACAATTTAGGATTTATTGTTTTTTCAAAATAATATTGTGTAGGTCTTCCACCAGAAGTTTTTACTGTGTAATTTAAATACGTTGATCTGCTAATAGGAGAACACGAGTATTCATTATTATTAGAATCTCTAATAACAAGGTCTGTTATTTCTACAATTTGAGAAGCATCACTTGCTGCTGTACCAAATAAAGATGTACCACTTAATTCAATAGTGTCAGCGGCTAGAGCTGCTGTTTGTTTTTGTATTGTCCAAAGATTAAGTCCCCTATTAGACCATTCAGCTAAAAGAAGATTAAGAGAGCGACGAGCGGTTCTAAGTTGGTACCCAGTACGATCTTGTAAACCGCATCGTTCAAAAGCTTCTTCAACTATTTCATCTATAGAAAAGTCAAAATTTGCTGTGCTAGCATAAGTGGGCATTATCTATTGATCTTGCCTTTTTTACGAGCCTTACTACCAAATTTACCGTAAGATTCGTTTCTGCTTGCTTTCAATTGTTTTTTAGTTCTTTTCTTTTTAATACGCATAGCAATAGACTCATCTTTACGATCTTTGAATCCTTGTTTTTTCTTAGCGGTTTTTTTCTTAGCGGTTTTTTTCTTAGCGGATCCACCTTTTTTCATTCCTTGAGCTGTCATTAATTCAGTAGGCATACGCTTTCCTTTTTCACCGACTCCATACCCTCTTGAATACATCATGTCACCTGTTCTGCCACCCATATTCATTTGAACTACTTTTCCTCCGCCTCTCATTTTAGCAACTCCACCTTTTGCCATTTTTTTCTTCATGATAGACCTCCTACGATCTTTTTGTATTTTTCTTCTCTAGATACCACGACGTCTCGATAATATCCTTTAGGCCACAGCTTATAATAGCCTTGTTTTTTTAATTTATCAGAAGCTTGCTGTAATTGCGAGAACTTTTGTACCAGCATCATAGAATATTTATAGTCTGGATAATCAGGCATTTCCTCTACTTCATTAGTTGGAGATACCAAAAATTCTTGCTCGTCTACTGTCGCTGGATTAGAAGGGTGAAAACTCATAAAATACATGTCTTTTCTGTTATACCATTCGTTATAGTCTTCTGTAGCTAAATGAAGTTCGTCAGGAGAATAACTGTAATAAGGATCACAAAATATAAGTATTTCTTTCTTTGTAAAATCTAAGTTTTTAAGACAATCATTTAACTCTTTCTTGTATGTGCTGTGCTTTGTTTTTACAGCTACCCATACTTTTTCATCTGCCCATGTTTTTTTAGCAAAAGGACAAGCAGGCATACCACCTAAATGTACATTAGAAACCTCTAAAAAATTCTTAGACCAAAGTCTAACGTCTTGTATTATCTGTTGCCTTGTCGGTTGTATTTTTTCCATGATAGCCTCTTTCTTTTATTCTTAGGTCTAGAAGTACTAGAATGACCAATACTCGTCCTTTTAGGTTTAGGTGTAAAATATTCGTTGTTTGGAAGTTTTGCAGCCATTATTTACGTTCTATAATTTTTTTTATTTTAAGCACACCCTCTGAGTCAGGCTCTAGTTCTGCCACTACCTGACCACACTCATAGCGAATAACGTTTGATCTGTTATCCGATAAGTTGCGCTCACTTTCTCTCTTAACTTTAAGGCAATGTGATAAACCGTCTGTCTTCATAAACCCATCCATAGACCCGTTTACTATCATCATCATTGCGAATACTGTCTCAACCACCATTTTGTCTTACCTTATCTTTTACCTGTTCAACATCTCTTTGTAGTTTTTCAACCTGTGTTTTTAAAAAGTCTATATTTATATTATTTGATTCAATAGATTGTATTTCTTTTTCCATGACCTCATTCTGCCCTGCTAGGAACTCCACCAACATGAATAATTCCTGATTTACAGGTACCTGCTCAGCTTTTTTTAACAAATCGGCTTCCATTAGCTGTCTTGCAGTCTCAAGTTGGGTAAGCCTTTGAGTCAAATCACTGTAGGCGAAGATCCCTATCCCTATGGCCATGATCAGGCCAATTAGGTTTCTCATAGGCATGCTTATCGCTGTGTTATCTGATATTTTCATTGTTTCATTTGGTTAAGAGGGTTTTCAAGAGTTAGCTTTATTTGCTTATCAATGCTCTCTTGTAATTCTTTCATTGCTTCTTCTAATTCTTTTTCTAATTTGTTCATGTCTGCTTCAATACC